GGGTTATCTCGGTAGAGATGACTAACGATAGGTTAGTTATATCTGTGAAGCCCCTAGAGCAAGGAGATAAGAAATATGTTCCACCACCTGACACTAGCGGTTCGTGATAGGGTCATAAAAGAGCTGAGAGACTATTGGAAAGACCACCCTCGCTACCCTGACCTCGCTAAGAATATACAAGGGAAATACTCTTTTGACGAGCGTCCTCAGTTCGGCATGGTTGTGAGGACAGGGGGCGCGAGCAATGTTGTCCTAAGCGTGGATAACTTCTTAGGGACTCTTGAGGGGTATGTTTCTCTCGCTTCTTTTCCTAACAAGCCTTTTGGCAGTATTGAGTGGGTGCGCGAAGACCCCTATGGTGTTCGCGAGCCTGGTGTCTATCACATTACCGTATCTGAAGGGGTTGGACCCGACCCCACTATCACCGAATATGACTTTTACCTTCAGAAATACCTAAGGGTGGTCGAAGACCCCGTTACATTTTCTACGCCCACAAAGATTATGTTATCAGGGACACCCATAGAGGGGTCTTTAAGGATAATCGAGTACCCCTCTGGGAGATACCTAGACGCGACTGAGTACTCGCTTGAGGGTGCAGAAATAACTCTTACTGAGGTGCCTTCAAAAGCCTTCCGCTACAAGGTGTTATACACAGAGATTTCTACTCAGTCTGGACCTTATCGTGTGCGACCTTCTACTGCGTATCGCGAGATAATCCCAGGGGTAGTCTTAGCGATAGGGAGGCGTTTGAGGGCGGGGGATGAGATGGCGGTGTTGGTGTCGGAAACGCGAGAGGAGGTCGCGCATGAGTTTGGGGGGCGATGGGATGTGAGCGTTGAGATGGACTTAATCGCTAGAGATGTACACTCTCAGGCGGATATTTCTGACCAGACTGCTGTGTGGATATGGTCTAGCTTACGCCCTCGTCTTGCTAACTTGGGAATAGAGCTTTCTGATGTGTCTCTTGGGGGGGAATCTGAGGAAGCCTATGACGATAATGGCGACGATTATTTCTACACCGCAAATATTTCTTTTAGCCTTCAGACTGATTGGTTTTTACATATGCCGTTAGTGGTGCCGATTAACTCAATTTCTCAGCAGGGCATAGAGTTAGTGGCGGTGACGGCTCCTGTGGTGGGGGCGGGCAGTACGACGGAGCTAGTTCAGCGTCTAATGTGATAATCTTTCTATCTTAATCGCATGAGTATAGGAGGTTGTATGCCCATCGCGAAGTTCCAATGCCACTCGTGTGGCTTACAATTTTCGAGCCGAGTAGAGAAGGGCATTTCTGAGAAGAAATGCGCCTGTGGAGTAGTCGCCCCCATACTAGGGGGTTCTTCTATTTCTGTGGGCTTTTCTACTCCGAAGATTGAGGGTGCTTTGATGGCTCAGAGTACAGGCATGGACTCTCTTGATTTGAGCTACGATAGGGTCATAGGGGAAGACGCGCGCCAGAAGTGGGAGACTATTTATACGCGCCGTAGGGACAAATGGGACATTATCAACTCTCAGAAAGTGCAAGGCAAAGACCTTGTTCGTATGAGAGATGGCACATATGAGGCAAAGCCCGAACTCGGTAAGGAACTTCGAGGGGGCAGATTGTCTGCGATGGACAACCTAAAAAATCAAACTACTCAGACTGAGGAGAAATAACTATGGCGATTCGTGGAGGCTACGCTCCCCCCGGAGTATATACTGAGACTGTATTCGAGAACCCCACACCACAGGTGAGCGCGACAGGTCGCCTTCCCCTTTACATAGGGTCAGGGAAAGAGACTTTTAGTCAGACCGCGCTGACACTTGTCAGAGGGTCTTCTTCGACTGTTGACCAAATCATGGTAGAGGAAGACGCGAGCGGTCGAGTAGTCTTATCTACGAACCCCGATGGTTCCTTCAACCTCGGTGACTTCGATGGGATTACTCGTAAAGTTAGAACTCGTCAATGGCCCCTAGTCACAGGTGATGGCACGGGTACAACCACTACGAGTGCCACTTCAGTCTCCGCACTTGTTAATGGAAATACCATTGTAGTCTTAGCGGTAGATGGGGCAAATGGCATCGTCACACTCTCTCAGGCACCTAAGCCTGGAGATGATGTGCGTATTTCTTATTACTTCAACCGCACCGATACTTTTGTCTCGGCTGAGAACGCCTCCGCTCAAGTATCTACGGCTACCTCAGACCTCTTCGCCCTTGCAGGCGATATGGCAATCGGCCCCACTACCCGTACTCTTATTCTCACTGTAGATGGGAGCCTCGGTTCGATTTCTCTGCCCATCAAGTCGGATGACACCACGAGGGCAGACCACCTATCTGCGATTATTTCTAAGATAAACGCATCGGGCTTAGGGACACTCGCAGCTACGAGCTACACTAACAATAATGGTGTAGTGTGTCTGAAGCTCTCGGCTGATGGGTCTATTCTCGTGGGTTCAGGCTCCGCCAACTCGTCTCTCGGACTTATCCCTGGACAAGCAGGGAGCGCGCGGTCGAGTGTTTTCTATACCGCCTACTCGCCCATCGTTGATGGCTCTAATGGCGGTGTCACTACGACTAATGTCTCAGACATAGTAGTGAAAGTAGATAATATAACTGTGACCGCCACGAGCGTGGATGGTGCTACAGGCGCTATCACCTTAGCGAACCCCCCTAAGGTCGGCTCCTCGGTGACTATTTCTTATTACTACAACTCTTTTAGGGACCAGTTTGATTATATCCCTGCTAGAAATGTGGTGTCCGTAGATAGAGTCTCGTTAGTACCTGATGGTGGTGGTGCTTCTTCTCTATTCTTAGAGGGCGTGAGCTGGGTACTCCGCGATGACAAGATTTATTGGGGTACTGCTTCGGTAGCGAGCGCAGGTTCGGTGCAGTTAGGTGATGTGAGTTTCGGCTCGAACCAAATCACACCTGTCTTAAAAGATGAGCGTATCTTCCTAGCGGAGTGCGCGCCTGTTGTGAACTCGGCAGTCCTACCCCCAAGAGTCTCATACACCACTTTCACCCTACCCTATCAGCCTATGGACGGTAGTGGCTCCGCGCTCCCCACCTCTAACCCCAACCTCGTTCAAGCACGAGTGGGTGTCAGTATTTCTGACGCTCTCGCAAGGGGTACTGTTAGCGTGGTAAGAGTTAACCCTGCGGACTCCACTATCACCCTCGCTAATCCTATTCTCCCTAACGAGAAAGTGTTCGCCACTTTCTACTTCAATGAGATACAGGACGAGTCGGCTATCAATGGGGGTGGATACACTCTGAGTGTCCTCTCCGCAGGTGGCTCAACACAGGGTACTTATTCTCTTTCTAAGGGTGGTGTGGGTGTTCTTGTTCCGACTTATGTGAGCAAGGGCTCCGCGCTCACGACCACAACGATTAATTTCCCTTCGGGTACTGAGCTACTCCCTGATGTTCGGGTGAGCGCAGGGACTCCTGTAGAGGAAGTTGTGACTTTAGAGTTTGCGAACTTCGAGCCTACGCCAGCGATATTTACGGCTAAGGGCGCTGCCCCTTATTCGTTCGTGTCCGGTGAGTCTGATGAACTCGAACTAGACCTCGGTGTGGATAGCAAAGTCATTTCTTTGTCTTCTCCTTTAGGGGCAGGATATGGCGCGCTAGTGACGCTTGTCGGTTCTCCGTTGCCTTACTTGGCGAGTACCGATAACTCTAACCTAGGGACAATCACAGGAGACATCTACCTGAGCGTAGATGGACAGGCGATTTCGATTTCTGGTACTTACGCAGACGCGACTGCACAGGACTTAGCCATTGCTCTTAATACAGCAGCGGCTCTTGTTCCTGCTAAGTACACCGCGATGAGTTCGTTCTCCTCGTTCACGCTCGTGGCAGGGTCTTACGATGCTCTTAGCTTCAGATATGTCGGTGACTCGACAGGCGCTGCTGTTGTTTCTTGTGTCGTACCCGCCGACTCGTATCTAACCTCAACGGCATTAGCTTCCGCTGTTCAGACTGCCGTACAAGACGCGATTGATGCTTCTGGTGACCCGGACATCGCTAATATCCTTCAGATACTTGTGACGAGCGAGCAGGATAGACTCGTGTTTACCCTTGACGCTCTAGGTGATGGGGATACCTCAGGCTACATCGAGTTCATTTCTCAGGGAGATTTGACCGAGGATTTCTGTATCATTGCAGGGATTGATTCGGATGGAGCAGATGGTGTTCAGACAAAGTGGGGTGTGTTCCCTATCGCTTACGCTACTAGCACTAACCTCTCCTCCTCTCTCGGTAGCGACAGCTTAAAAGATAGGCTTGTCCTCAGAAATAGAACCCTTGTGGGCGACGATTACTACGCCCCCCCTTCGGTATCTCTCGGTGTAGAGGTCGTGGGTGGTTCTATCCTTACTGAGGCAGGTCTTATATCTACCTCAGTTGCTCCCTCAAAGCGCGCGGTGGTTGAGCCTGCTAGCTTGCGTTTAGTGGTGGGGTGGGATGACCAAGACGATGGGGCAAGCTCTCAGAGTACTGTGAAGTTCTATAATGGGACTGACCCCTTGTACGCGGTGAACAACACGCTGTCTCTCGACTTGAGCGGAGAAATCGTTACGATGGAGTTTACCTCATCGAGTACAGGCACCACGACTCTTATCGGAGCAGGTCTAGGGGCAGGTCCTTCTATTGAGGGACAGCTAGCCACACAGCTAACGACATATGGCGTAGATGTGCTGGTTGAGGGCGCTAATATTCGTTTAGTGTCGGGAGATGCTTCCGCTGACTCTTACATTCGCGTGCTTGATGGTTCTGCGAATAGCTTGTTTGGCTTGACTGAGGGTCGCACCACGACCGCGCGCCTTGTTACGGCACAAGCTACCGCCTCGGCTCTGAATAACCAGTACACAGATACAGACCCTGCGAATATTTCTTCGTGGTTGTTCCTCGCAGGAACAGACGCGGGGTCATTTGCCGATAGGGGTATTTCTTACCCCTCTACAAATAGTGTTGGGCAGTCGTTCATCACTTTTGAGGACCTCACTACGGGGGTGTCGTCATACATCTCGTTTACGGGTGGTACTGCTATCACCACTATAGGAAATGGACTCCTCATTTCTGAGGGTGATGGTTCTGTAGGTGAGGCGGCGTATCAAGGCTTCTATGTCACTTCGTCTAACGCTAATGGTTCAGGTAGCTCAAACACCTCAACCCTAAATGATGGCGTAGGCGAGGATGGTGTAGTGGGTCAGACTTATGTGGACTCTGTGACAGGCTTGAGCTTCACGATACTTCCTCGCGATGGCGGAGTGGCATACCCCACAGGCGTTAACGCCACCTTAACCTTTAAGGTGTCTAAGACTGCTGTAGCCAACGCTAACCTCCCCCTAAATGTTATCCCTGGCATACAGCTATTCGTAGCTAACACATCAGGGGCAAACATAGGGGATACCGCTATCGTAGAAACCTTTAATAAGAGTGGCTCAGAGCCTGACCTCGGTCAGCTTTACTACCTCGATGTGACGACTCAGAAAACCACCTTCGCAACGGGTGTCTTTAACACCATCACCGATGTGGTAGCCTCCTTCGGTGAGGTGGGTCCGGAGAACCCGTTGTCGCTTGCCGCGTACCTCGCGTTCATCAACGGAGCCAACGCTATTGCCCTCAAGCAAGTCCCCTTGCTCGAAGGTGAGTCTGAACTCACAACGGCACAGGTCATTGATACGCTCGCGGAAATTGAGGGAGAAATTGCTCCCGACCTTCTCCCCTCAGTTATCGTACCTCTTATTCCCGCCAACGCTTCTCTGCTGTCAGAGCTTTCCAAGCATTGTGACTTGCAGTCTAGCCTAAGATATAGGGCAGAGCGTACTGCTATCGTGGGGTGTGCTGCAGGTACTTCTCCTGAGGAAGCCCAAGCACTCGCAGGAGCCACTAGAAATAGCCGCGTGCGACTCATCTACCCCGACATAGTGAGTCTTACTTTTACGAATACCGCAGGCGTGACGCAGACAGGTATCGTAGATGGTCGGTACTTCGCAGTAGCCATTTCTGCTATGACGACTACA